CTCCAGATGATGATGGGCGAGAGTGCAAAGGACTTCCAGAAGAGTGTGAAGACCTGGCTGAAGGGATCACACGAATTCTCTGTGGATGGGATCTCGCATGCCATCCAGGTAGAGGACGTGCGGCAGACTTCCCAGGCAGTGGGTGCCCTGTTCGATTACGTGCTCGACGATAAGGGCCAGATCATCAGCGATCGTGGATCCGTGATGCTGGATGAAGTGGGCGTGATCAGCGTGGGCTTCAATACGGTCGAACTCCTGGTGGTCAAAGAACGCGGCGCGGTGGAGAGGTTCACTCGAGGGAATACCCTGGGCGTGCGCCGGCTGCTTGAGCTGATCAACCGGGAGAACCTGTATTCCCTGGGTGAGCTGGATAGCATGGTCCGGAGCGGCGGCCTGCGGTCGGAGATGAAGCAGGCGCTCCCGATCTGGAGCCGTGAAGTGAACGGTGAGATCGAGAAGGTGTGGGGGACCAGCCACCGGCGCTTTGCGAAGGTGCTTGTGACCGGCGGTGGAGCTCTCCTGTTGAAGGAAGCTGTCACGCTGCAATTCAACCATAAGTGCTGGGTGCCGAATGATCCGGTCCTGTCGATCGCACGCGGGCTGTGGAAGCTCAGTGTGATGAAGAAGTGAGTATTGGTAAATAGGTATTTAGAGATTGGAGATTAGTATGTTTGCTGGAGAATTCAAGGTTCAATATCAAGTTTTGCAGGATGATGATGGCAAAGCTATGAGGATCATGTTTAGAGATCTTCCAAGAGAATTGTTTGATGCGATCCCTGCGAAACAGTACCATAGAATTTCTGAGCCAGGCATGCGGGAGTTCTTCACTAAAACCATGAACAAAAGCGGAGTGGAATGGTGGTTTTGGACATACGAAGATCAGAACGGGAACATTGAAGGCGTATTGCCACCTGATGAATTACCAGCACTTGGAGCAGGAGGTGCATGATGGCAAATGGCAAACCCGGCAGACCACGGAATGAGACGCCCAGCGTGCGGCTGCGGTTCGGTGATGGGAATATCGTGCTGGGGAGGGATCCGCAGATCGATGCGTTGTACGAGTGGATCAAGAATTTGCCCCGCGGGACGAAGTTCAAGACGGTAGCGACGCGTCTACTCACCGGTGCCATGATGGAAAGTGCCCTGCCTGCCGGCGAAGTAGAGCTGATGAAGCAGGCCGCAGCGGACATCATTGCGAATTTCGTTGTGGACGATTTTTAACCGCGAGAAATGTAAACCTATTCTTAACCGCGAGAAACTCTGCGTGCGCTCGGACAGGCGGCCCGAAGGGGCACCTCCCCACTGAGGGGGAGGGGAGCGGCGCAAGGACGAAAGAGGAAAGACGAAAGAGGAAACCATGGAGTCAACAAGATCTTATCCACTGTACTGGCCTGAAGGATGGCCGCGATCCGGGTTCCATAAAGTGGCACGTTTCGACGATCACTCGGTTGCTGAAGGACGGCGCACGGTCGCTGACCAGGTGCGGCTTTTCGGCGGCAAGGATCTGATCATCTCTTCGAACCTGGAGCTGCGCCTGGATGGGAATCCACGTTCGAACCAGAAGCAGCCGATGGATCGCGGGGTGGCGATCTTCTTCAAGCGCCAGGGGCAAGACATGGCGCTGGCATGCGACGTTTATTCGACGGTTGAGGATAACCTGTGGGCGCTGTGCAGGACCCTGGATGCCCTGCGGCAGATCGAGCGGGACGGATCGCCTTCCCTGATCAACCGGGCGTTCAAGGGTTTTGCGGCGCTGCCAGATCCGGATGCACGCAAGTGGTGGGAAGTTTTGAACGTGCATGAGACCGCCAGCAATCCTGATATCCGGACCGCATATCTCTCACTGGCGAAGAAGTATCACCCTGACACGGGCGATAATGGCGGCGATCCTGTGATGTTCAACCAGGTGCAGAGGGCGTATGACCTGGCAATGGGAAAGCGAGGTGCATGATGGCAAGAACATATAAGCTGCGCTGTGAACGATGTGGGCAGGTGGTGGATAAATACCACATGCAGATGATGATCGGTTCGAAGGGGTATCGATCGTATCCGGTGCATGATGGACAGTGCCCGAAGGTTCGCAATGCGAAGATCACCAATGCTGCGAAGGCAAAGGCAGGCGTGCGATGACTGAGTCAATCACGAAGCAGTCTGAACAGAGCCCCATCCCTGACGACCTGGAGAATATTGGGGGTGGATACCCCTGTGCTGAATGCGGAAATCCTACAAGCTGGTTGCCTTGCTGGAACTGTGGAGGTGAAGGTGGGTGGGATGGTGAAGAGTTGATGGAGGAAGATCCGCTTTGGTACGGACCTGACGATTATCGAAGGTGTGATGAGTGCCAGGGGGAAGGTGGGCATCCTTATTGCACCGAGTGCAGGAAGATCGTGAAGGTCAAGAATGATGATTCGCCAGGCGTTTGTTCGCTCGGGTATGACATGAGTGATGAAGGTGCGTGATGGCAACTCGTTATTTCAAATCAAAGGATGGCCACGCTGTTTGCACGATGAGCTCTGGCAATCGCAGCAAGCGAATACCTGGCTTGCCGCACAATTCCTTCAACTGGATTGAGATCGGGAGAAACGAGTTCTACGGGCTGAAGCGCAAGATTATTAATAGCGGTGTTCATCTGAACAAAATCGCTAGGGATATGCACCATGCAAACTGAACTTGTTCGAGAGCTGGATATTGCTGAACGGAAAGCGTGGGACGCTCTATCTCGATATAAATTTCAGATGTTTGGCTATTGGGCTGCAATATGGGTTCATCTCAATCGCATCTCAAATGCGAAGCGTCCAAATCCGTGGGCTGAACTGGTCAAGCATTCAAGAAAGGTGGTGCGTGATGCCAAGTAAAACGAAAATCGAGTGGGCGGATTACATCAGCAATCCGATCAAGGCGCGGTATGGGGACAAGCAGGGGCATGCCTGCGTGAAGCTTTCGGAAGGCTGCCAGCATTGCTGGGCAAGCACCTTCAATGTGCGGCTGGGGACTGGGCTTGAATACACCGTGCCCAATATGCAGAAGGTGGAGATGTTCCCGGATGAGAATGAGATCAAGCGGATGATCTCTTTCAAGCCGCACGGACCATTCAAGAATGGGCGCTCGCGTCCTGTAGTGTTTCCATGCGATATGACAGATCTGTTCGGGCACTGGGTTCCGGATTATTGGATCGAACGGCTGTTTTCAATGTTCGCTTACAGAAGTGATGTGGATTGGTTTGTACTCACAAAGCGTCCGGGACGAATGGCAGAGTTTGTGCAGAAGTGGACAGCACGGGTTGGCGCACCCATGAATATCTATTTCGGGGCAAGCATCGAGAACAACATGCGTGCGCTCGAACGCTGGTGGGCGATGAAGCAGATCCATGATCTGGGCTGCCATACCTGGGTTAGCTATGAGCCTGCGCTGGGCGGGGTGGACTGGTCCAGGTGGGATTTCCTGCGCGTGTTGATGTGCGGAGGCGAGAGCGGGATCCAGGCGAGATGGATGCACCCAGATTGGGCGAGATCCACACGGGACTTTTGCAATGCGAACGGCATCAAATTCTTTTTCAAGCAATGGGGCGAGTGGGCTCCGATGGACCAGCTGACGTGGGTTACGACTGAGACTACCTTCAAGCAAAAGCCCGTCCTTTTCTGTGATACGAAAATGGTCCGTGTTGGGAAAGGGCTGGCCGGTCATCTCCTGGATGGAAGGGAATGGAAGGAGATGCCCGAGTGATCGAAATCCTTATCGACGACGTGACTCTGGATGGCATGCGGAGACTGAAGGTTCTCAGCGATGCACCGATTCTGCATGAGCCTCCGTTTTTCGTAGCCGGTGTGGACCGCCAGTTCCGGGAGTGGAAGGATGATGCACTTGGTTTGCATTATCTGGAAGCGACATGGCCATGCCGGGAAGCCATCCTGCTCCGGTGCGAGGGGTGGATCGGTCCACGTCCTGTTGTGCTGTGGAAGCTTAAGCCAGGGGAACGTGTGAGCGAAGTTGTGACGAATGTAATGGTCTTGCACCATGAAGCATTCGGGTGTTTTCCGGATTATGCGTTTATGTGGAAGCTGCCAAAGACCATCGAGGATGGTTTCGAAGTGGCGGACGTGATGTTCTTCGCCGCGGACTGGGTGCCGCCTGGATGTATCGCAGTATGCAACGGAGGCTGATATGGATTTGAAGCAATGGCGCTGTAAAAATGATCATGCCCTGGGAATGATTCGCATCAACGGTGATGGAAGCCCTCAGCTGATGCTCTATCGCCATGCGGTGGACCTGAGCGCGGAGCATCCTGCCGAAGTGGATCTGATGATCGGGCCATTGGTGGGACGGATGCCGGTGCGCTGCGATATTTGCGACGATGTGCGCGTGTGGGATGTCTCGGTGGAGGCGCTGGCAGATCTGATCCGTGGGCTGAAGCGGAAGCAACTGATGCAGCTGCAGCTGCGATTATCCCAGGGACGGATGAAGCCAAGGAGGGCGGGATGAGGTGTGCAGTGAAAAGTAATAAAACATTGGGCGTATACTTGGCGAAAAAGGAGACAGCAATGTTTGACGACACAATCTTGGAACCAATCCGTAAGGCAATTTTGGAAGCAAAGCGAGATTATAAAAACATCTTGCATATACACGTTACCCACGATTTTTATTTGCGAGTAAAAGCCAAATGCGCTCCGCCAGTTCCAGACATCCAAAAACCATCTGACTATCCTATTTTGGGGCACTCGGTCAAGGAACATTTCGAGCCGTGCGAAAAAGAGTGGTGGCTAGAGTTTGAAAACGCCCCACCAGGGCGTGCAGTGGGTGCGCCCGCCGGGGACGGCGGGAGTTAGCAATGGTATTTATATACATGTCTCACCTAAAACTCCTTGAAAATTAGTGTCTCCAAACCCTTGACACGTTGTACAACGTGTGATAATATAGACGCATAGGTTGAGATTGGTTCTCAACAAAATCAAAAAAGGAGACACGAAATGAATAAAGTAACAGTTGAAGCCGAGACCGAAGCCGAAGCCATCCAGAAGTGCAAAGATGAACACGGATGGACGCCCGATGCGATCCGCGAAGTTGACAGCGGCGATGAAGGCACCCGCGCTTGGATGTGTTTCGAGAGTGCCAGCGATGCCGAACTCTGGGACAACCAGAAGTAACATGGCAAAGCAAGACAAGGGGAGCCGAAAGGCTCCCCGAACCCATAACCCAAACTGGAAAGACAGTACACGCACCGAACGAAGCAACAAGCGCAAACAGGAATTACAAGCAGCCGCAGAACGAGACGGCTTTAGCACTTGGAGCGAAGCGATTACAGCGTGGAAAAACGGCGAAGCAGTATTAGTCAGGAAGTGAAAAAATGACCAGACCGCAGACACTACAACAAGCCATCGTATATTTTGCAGATAAAGACATCGCCCATCAATACCTTGTGGATTTGAGATGGTATGACGGCGTTGTATGCCCCAAGTGTGGAGGATTGGAACACTCATATCTCACCACCCGCAAAACTTGGAAGTGCAAAGCCTGCAAAAAGCAATTTAGCGTCAAGGTTGGGACGATCTTCGAAAACTCGCCTATTGGCTTGGATAAGTGGTTGCCTGCGGTCTGGATGATTGCTAATGCCAAGAATGGTATTAGCTCCTGCGAGATTGCCCGCGCTCTTGGAGTGACCCAAAAGACGGCTTGGTTTATGCTCCATAGAATCCGCGTGGCTATGCAATCGGGAACGTTTGAAAAATTCAGTGGGGATGTGGAGATTGACGAAACCTATGTAGGAGGCAAGGTCAAGAACATGCACAAAGCCAAGATTGAGCAACGCGAGAAGCAAGGACGCGGCTCTGTGAATAAGGCTATTGTCGTTGGCTTGCTGGAACGAAACGGGCAAGTAAAGGTGATTATATACATGACGCACCTAAGGAGTTTTGAATGAAGAAACAATGGAGAGTCGGATGGAAACCAATTGATAAGGCAACCGCAAAACCGCAGTGGTCAGGTGTGATTTTTGACAGCTTTCTTGAAGCAGACCACGTTGCCAAGTCCTTGAACTCGTCGGACCCCGAAAACCATTATTTTCCTGACCTGCTTCCAGGTCCGATGGATAGGTGTGATGAATGTTTCGCTGTTGTCGAAAAGGACAGCTTGAAGAGCAGTCCCGAGCCTGGTTCAAATAGCCGCCTTTGCCAGGGTTGTTTTGAGCACGTGCAAGCAGTGATAACGGTGAACAGCTAGGTGTATCAAGTATATAGTTACCCAAGTAAAGACCAAAGTCGTAAAGCGTGCCAGTAAAAAGACCTTGCATGGTTTGGTTCGTGAGAACGTGGTCACAGGCTCCAATGTTTACACTGACGAATTTACAGCCTATCAGGGATTGAATAGCGAATATATCCATCAAGTGATTGAACACGCTACGCAGTATGTCAATGGCACCGTTCACACGAACGGCATTGAAAACTTTTGGAGCTTGTTCAAACGAGCCTTGCGCGGGACATATGTAAACTGTGATGTTGAGCATCTTTCGAGATACCTTGACGAGCAGGTTTTTAGATTCAATAACCGACGCGGCAACGATGGCACTCGATTTACTGAGGTGCTTTCGATGGTCGCGGGAAAGCGATTGACCTATGCCGAACTCATCCAAAAGCAAATCTACAAACAAAAAAGACTCTTCTGAGAAAAAGAACTTTGACGACCTACTGAAAAAGTTGCTCAAAGTGCCTCCAAAAGAAAAGCCAAAGAAGAAACGGAGAAAACGCAAAGGTGAGACATGTATATAAATGCCTTAGCAATGATCTCTCCCTCACCCTGCCCTCTCCCGTTGGGAGAGGGTTTTTTGTTTTTAATCAGGCTCTTGACAGTCGCGAACCGCGATGTTAAGATTTGACTATCTAGCACGCCCGTTCTGGTAATGGGCAAGTTCAGAGATAAGCGCCTGAGTCATTTGACTCGGGCGCTTTGCGTTTAAACGGCAAAAAAGGAGTAATACGCCATGAAAAAATTCTTCTCGTTGTTCCTGATCATTATGGTTTGTGTGCTGGTTCTTTCAGCATGCACACCGCCATTCGCGCGGACCGTCGTGGAGCTGCCGGGCCCGATCCAGCTGGCCATCCTGGCAGGGGTCACGTTCGTGGTCGGTTTCATCTTCACCAAAATTGCGGAGGCGTTGCCTTTCCTGAGTGACTTTCTCGGTCAATACGTCGATGAAGTTGCCGTGGCCGTGGCAGGTGGCATCGTCCTGTGGATCCAAAACCTGTTGAATGCGATCCCCCTGGAATGGGAAGGCGTTGCCAATGCCGCACTTACGTTGATCGTGGCGATCCTGGCGGCGATCCAGTTGCTGAAATTGGCTCGTAAGGCACGTGTGCCCGGCTTCCGGTCATAGCAACACGGCATGCCATGAACATCGGAATTTTATTTGACCTGGCTGCATTCGTGGTGGCGCTGTCCATCATCTATGCAACAGCGATGTGGTGGATCGAATGGAAATACAGATATCCAATCCCCATACAGAACCTGGCTCGCATCTTTGCGATCGCGTTCAGCATCCAGGGATTGATCTATCTCGTATTTTCCTTTTTACTCATCGATATCGAGCTGCGGTCCTACCTGGTACGGGTGTCGATCAGCGTGATCTGCCTGTCGCAGGCGATCCCACTGCATATGGCTTATAGGACATCGTGCCATGTTTGAAACGCTTGGAGCTCTGCTCATCTCGATTGCTTCTCTCCTGAATATTGGGCTTGCCTATTACAACGCCAAGAAGCGGATCCCGTCTGAAGTGGATAAGCAAAAAGCGGAGGCGGCAGAGAGTCTCAGCGAGGGAGCGGAATCGAACGTAAACGCGGCAAAGATCAGCAATGAATTGCTATTGCTGCGAATTGCAGAGCTGAAGAAAGACAAGCGTGAGGCATGGAATTACATCGCAATTCTGAAAAAGCAATTGATCGAAGCTCAGCTGACGATCCCCGAGTTCGTGCCTATCGATACGGAGCCTAAGATCAAGGCAGTGCAGTAAGGAGTCCTTATGGAAGAGCAGATGATCCCTGGCGATTACACCTCAACCGGAAATTTGTATATCCGTTCGCAGATGAAAACATCCCCTTCATCCAATATCGTGGGCATGTACACGAACGGCGTGCCATTTCGGGTGTATCAGGTCTATCCCGAGGCAAACGGCATCGTGTGGGGACGCGTGAGCTCCAACACTGGTGAGGGGGTGGCAAAATATTCCGGGCTGCGTGTGAATAACAACGTGAAAGCAAAGCTGGAGAAGGCGTTCGAAGCCGAATCCGGTGATAGTGCTCTAGTGAATGCAATCACGCTGCTGACCAATGCCGTCACGCTGCTGGTTGCAGAGGTCCGCGCCCTGGCGAGGAAATAGCGATGTCGATCAAACGTGTGACGCAATTGGAATTGGAAAACTTTGCAATCGGTCTTCAGAATGCTGAAGATTCCGAGAGCAAGGAACTGTTATCGGTTGCCGATGTGCGTGCACGCGAACTGGTATTTATTCAAACGCTGCGAACAAGCGGAAAAATTGCAGGCGATGATGGCATCCCCGAGGTCATCCCGTCCTGGGCGGATCTCTACCAGCAACTGATCAATGCCGGTGTGCGGGGTCGCATTGCGGCATATATCGCCTGGGCAACGATGCCAAAGAAATACCGCTTCCCTGAAACACAGGAGCAACTTGCAACACAGTTTCTGGGGCTTACATCGGACCGGGCAATTGCCACCTGGCGCAAGAAATACCCGGAGATCGACATGATGATCTCGCAGCTGCAGGCGGAGGCGATGCTGGAATTCCGCCCGGGTGCCTTCTATGCGCTGGGGACCGTGGCGAGCGATCCCAGCTATCGGGCCAATCCGGACCGGCGGCTGTTCTTCGAGATGACCCGCGACTACACACCGCGCCAGAAGATCGAAGGCGATGATGGGAAGGGCGTGGGTCATAAGTTACTGGGGCAGCTGAAGAAGCTATCCACGGCGCAACTGCTCGAAACGCTTGGCACTGATGCCCTGGAGATCATGCAGGAACTGGAAGATGAGCTGAGCCAGGAAGATACGGCAGAGTCCGAAACCCATGCCGAACAGGACGAAGGTAATGGCTCCAAGTGATGCCCGCCGCGATGCTGTAAAGCAGGAGATCAAGGGCCGCCTCATGGCGGAACGTGATTTCCTGTCTTTCTGCAAATTCATCGATCGCAAACATCCGACCGAGGCGCGGCACGTACAGGTGTTGGCTCACAAACTGGAGGAGGTGGCGAAGTACATCCTTTCAGGTGGACAGGAAGGCATCAGCAGGCTGATGATCTTCATGCCTCCCCGTTACTGGAAGAGCCAGACTGCATCACGCAAGTTCCCCGCCTGGCTGCTGGGGAAGAACCCGGATCTGCGGATCATCCTCACGTCCTATAACGCAGATCTGGCTTCGAAGCACTCCAAGGGTGTGCGAGATCATATCCAGTCCGAGGAATATTCCCAGGTATTCGGTTCGCTCTCTTCGACCGATGAGCCTGTTTTGCTGGATCCGGAAAGCAAGGCATCCGCGTCGTGGGATATCGCAGATCACAGAGGCGGCATGCAGGCTGCCGGCGTGGGCGGCGGTATCACGGGCTTCGGGGCAGACCTATTCATCATCGACGATCCCGTGAAGGGACGCAAGGAAGCCAGCTCCGATACGCAGCGGAAAGACGCCTACGAGTGGTACCGCTCGACCGCTTACACCCGCCTGGAGGATCATGGCGCGATCATCGTGATTCAGACACGCTGGGATGTCGAAGATGTCTCCGGATACCTGCTGAACGCTATGGTCTCGGACGAAGAAGCAGACTGGTGGGACGTTGTTTTTATGCCAGCTATTGCGTTGGAGGAAGATCAGTATCCGAAGACGCGGGAAGAATTTGTCGAGAACTTATTGCGCGGGGTGTTCATCCCGATGGGCGGGGACCAGCTGGGGCGTGCACCAGGTGAGCCGCTTTGGCCACAAAAGCATGATGAGAGTGCGCTGCGAGTAAAGAAAGCGAACATGGATGATTTCGAGTTCGAAGCGCAGTACCAGCAGATGCCACGGCTTGCCGAAGGCAACTTCTTCGACGAGGATGACTTCGACGAAGTAGACCGGGCACCCGATGGATTGCAGTGGTATCGCTACATGGATCTCGCCCTGGGCAAGACCCAGCAGAGCGATTTCAATGCGACCGCAGCCGTGGCGATGGATGCAAAGGGCAATCTGTACATCCGTGACATGCTGCGGGAACAGAAGCTCGATCTATTCCTGGGGACGTGCAAGGCTGCGATGCTCTCCGATGATGAGCAAGGCACGATCTGGGGTATCGAAGACAACGCCTTCCAGTCCCTGGTGGTGCAGCAGTTCCTGGAAGACAAAAGCCTGGCGCGGATTTCGATCATCGGGATCACCCGCGGCAGCGGTGATGGCGATAAGACGCAATGGGCACAGCCCTGGCGCTTACGAGCCAAGCAAGAGAAAGTGCACCTGGTTCGCGGTGCCTGGAACCTGACATTCAAGCGCGAAGCCACATCATTCCCCACCGGCCGTAATGACGACCAGGTGGATACGGTCAGCGGCGGCAACCAGATGATCGCCGATAACGTCAGCGGGACCGGCAAGACCGCCTCCGCTGCAGCAATTGTGGTGACAGCCGAATCGCTTTTTGAAGGAGCAATGACATGAAAATCACAAAAGGTTTACCGCTTACTGAGCTGGTGAAAGGTTCGCTGGAATATACGATGAGCTTGATCCAGAACGCTTTCCGGGCTCAGTTCCCCTACTCGGAGATGCTTCCGAGTTGCTATGTTGCGGACACGTTTGCAGACTATGTGATCGTGTCCGAATATGGCACCGGCAGCCGGCTGAAGACCGATGAGTATTACAAGGTCTCCTATTCGAAAGAGGGTGAGACCTATACCTTTGCTCCTCGCGATCAGTGGGAAGTGGTGGAGCTTGCCTATCAGCCGCAGACCACAACTGTCAGCGAAAAGAAAAACGGCAAGAAGAAGGGGCAGAGGTTCGAAGAGCGGATCCAGGCGCAGGTGGCATTGCTGGAGCGTGAAGAAGGCAAGCCGCGCAGGATCCGCATCGATGGTGCTATCACGGCGAACGTTGTCAATGGCAACGGCCGCCGATATTCCAGTTCCGTGCTCGAGGCAGCGATCGCAGAATTACGCGACCATCTGAACGAGAGTGCTGGACAGGGCCGAGCGATTCAGGTGCTTGGCGAGGCAGAACATCCGTCTGACAAGGGCAAGCGTCCGAATTTGCTGGAGACCGTGACCAAATGGGATGAGGTGGCGTTCGATGGATCGAACGTGGATCTCACCGGTCATATCCTGGAAACCAGCAAAGGCAAGGATATCCTGACCCTGATGGAAGGCGGCGTGATGCCTGGCGTGTCCCTGCGTGGCTACGGTGAAGGCAAGTACGTCAAGGAAGGCAGTGAGAAGATCTTCGAAGTAACGGAGCTCCACCTGACAGGCTTCGACCTGGTGCTGGAACCGTCATTCGATAATGCTGCTCAATTAATCGAATCCAATCAATCATCTATGGAGGATGACATGAACGAACTGTTGGAACAACTGAAGAAGTTACTTGCTGAGCATCCCGAACTGTTCGGCAAAGGCATGACCGAAGCGCAGCTCGAAGCGCTGAACGAAAAGCAGCTGAAGAAGCTGGAAGAGTCCTTGCGCTCAGCATTGGGGATCGACCCCAATGCGAACATCGTCGAGACCGTGAAGGCAAATGCGGAGAAGGCTCGCAAATTCGATGCGAGCGAGGCGAAGCAGGCGGTGGATGCAGCGATCGTCGAAGCGGCGAAGGATCTGCCCTTTGGGAAGACCCTGAACGATATGTTCGTCGAATCGGTCAAAGCTGCCAATCTGGCCACGCCTGAAGCGGTGAAGCAATTCACCGAGGCGAAGAAGGCTGAGTATGGCAAGCTAGCTTCCAAGGGCGTGCTGAAGGGCATGGGCTTCGATGAGAAGACCAACCGCATCCAGGTGCTCGGGGATGTGCTGGAGCGTGAGACCGGGGTGCCCGAATTTGCCCGGACATCGTTCGAGCTGTGTGAGTCGATCCGCAAGCATGAGGGCCGCTCGAAAAGCGCCATCAAGGAACGTGCCGAATCGCCCGCGGCGGTCTTCACGCAGCTCCTGTTGGAGCGGTTCGATAAACTGCACCAGCGTGAGCTGATGCAGGAGGCGCAGCTGTTCACAGAGCAGGAGCTCACGACAGATCTCAATCTGCCGTACAGCGTCTCCCGCGCCATCATCGAAGAGGCGTTCCCGAACCTGGTGGCGGCCAACATCTTCGACGTTGGCACGATCGAAACCTCGCCCACCCGCCTGTATTTCGAAGCCACCACCGGCGAAACCGGTTATACCGTGGCGATCACGGATGAGGTCGAGACCGGCGGCGCTGAAGGGACCTGGTACGCCCTGAGCCATGGGCGCATCACTCCCGCATCCGTCACCGTGACGAGCAATCCGGCCGGCACGACGTATGTCGAAGGCACGGATTATGTGATCAATTATGCGGATGGCAAGATCAAGTTCCTGGCGGCAGGCAGCATCAATGCCAACGATGTGCTGGTGGATTACACCTACAGCGCGATCCGCAATGGTGAGATGGCTGTGATCGAGCGGGTCAAGACCTCGCTCAGCTACAAGACCATCGAAGCCGCGGCAGACCGCCTGGCTGATCAGATCAGCCGCGAGGCGATCGTGTTCAGCCGGTCCCAGCTGGGCTGGGATGCCGTTGCCCGCACGATGGCGAACCTGGTCAAGCAGATGCGCCGCAAGATCGATCAGGGCTTGCTGTACATGGCATTCAGCGCGGTCAAATCCGTTGCCAACAACTCCACCACGGCGTGG